TCTTGAGAACGTAATATACGATATCTCGCCTGAAGAAACTCCTTTTTACTCATCGCTAAAAAAAGTAAAAGCAAGTAACACTTACCACGAATGGCAGACTGACTCATTACGCAGCTCAGCCGCTAACGCGCATATTGAAGGAGATGATACGACTGGTGAAGCACGTACCGCCACGACTCGCCTCGGGAATTATACGCAGATATTTAAGAACGCAGTTATCATCCCTGATACTGATGAAGGACTTGATAAGGCGGGCCGTTCTGCAGAGATGGCTTACCAAGTGCTTAAGATTGCTAAAGAGCAAAAGCTAGACATTGAGAAGGCTTTGTTTGATAACAATAAGTACGAAGTTGGTTCAGCTACTGCGGCACGTGAACTCGCAGGATGTGGAGCATACGTTAAATCAAATGTTGCTAACGTTGGTACTTCAGGTGCAAACCCTACTGGCTCAGTACCGGGCAATACAGCTCGTACAGATGGTACAGCTACTGTGTTTTCACAAGCAGACTTTGATACTGTTATGCAAGGCATTTGGGAAGCAGGTGGTAACCCTGATACGGTTTACCTAAGTGCGTTCCAAATGAACAAGGCACTAGACTTTACAGGTTATAACAACCAACGCTCTCACATTGAGGCGAGTAGCAAGACTGTTGTTAAAGCTGTAGACATCTACGTGACTCCGTGGGGAACAGTTGAATTCACACCAAGCAGAGAGAACAGAGGTAGAGATGTTTGGATCATGGATTCAGATATGTGGGCATGTGGTATTCTTAGACCTACTAAGAATACTGAGTTAGCTAAAACTGGTGACTCAACAAAACGTCAAGTGCTCACAGAGTTGACGTTAATCTCTAAGAATGAAGCGGCATCAGGACTAGTTGCTGATTGTACAACTTCATAATCTGAGGTAAACTATAAGTGTGGGGAGTCCTCCTTAATCTCCCCACACTTTATAAAGGAAAATATGAAAACAAAAGAACAAGTACGATACAATCGTAAAGAAGATAAAATTGAGATTGCACGTACATTTGATGCACAACCTAGCCTAGATCGAGCAGAGGATTTACGTAAGGCAAAAGTTGGCATGACTGGAGAAAATCGTCTTGTAGGCTCTATACCTTTACACATAATGGCTCAATGGTGCAAGGATGCAGGTGTACAATGGAACGATATTGAAGCTCGTAAAGAAGTTGTCAGAAAGAACATATTAAGTGGAGAGTTTGACAAATTTCGAGTATGGCAAGGAACTTTTTAATGATGGAGAACAAGTATGGCTGATACAACTACTACAACCTTTACCCTTGTTAAGCCTGAGGTGGGAGCTTCAGCAGATACTTGGGGAACAAAACTTAATACTAACCTAGATTCAATTGATGATCTACTTGATGGCACTACAGCAGTTAAACCTAATCTAACAGCAGGTCAATGGAAAATAGGTGGCACAGCGATTACAACTGATGCAACAGAACTTAATTATGTTGATGGTGTGACAAGTGCATTACAAACACAGCTAAATGCTATTACAGCTAATAACTGGGTTGTTACAGCAAGAATTACAGATGATGCAATTACAAACGCTAAAATAGGCGCAGATGCAGTTACAGGAGCAGAGATTGCAGATGATGCAATTAACTCAGAGCATTATGTCGATGGCTCTATTGACACAGCACACATTGCAAATGACCAAGTCACAGCAGATAAACTATCTAATTCACTAGGTGATTTAAGTGGTCACGGTATCTCAGCAGTTGGTGTAGATGCAGGTGATAAAATTGGTTTTGATAGCAACACAAAAATGCAATTTCTTGTTAATGGTGGTGAAGAAATGCGACTTGAAGCTGATGGTGACTTGCACGTTGATGGTGACGTAATTGCATTCTCATCTACAATCTCAGATGCAACGCTAAAGTATGACATCAATCCTATTGACCACGCTTTAGACAAAGTAGCTCAACTTACAGGTGTTACTTATAAATATCTTAAAGATGGCATGGAGTCTGCTGGTCTATTAGCACAGGATGTAGAAAAGGTTATGCCTTGTGCAGTAACAGAACGCTCATTGCCATTGCACACAGGTAATGAAGAAAAGTACAAGACTTTAAACTACGACAATCTACACGCTTTGTTAATTGAGTCTATTAAGGAGCTTACTGCGAAAGTAGAAAAACTGGAGAAAAAATAATGGCAGTCAAATCATCAGGAGCTAATTTAGCATTAGCAGGTGACATAGTAGCTGAGTTTGGTGGTTCAGCACCACACGCTATGAGTGAGTATTATGGTGGTGGTGGTTTAGTGCCATCAGGAGCAAATCCTAACGTAGCAACTTCAGGTCAAATTAATATGAATTCTTTTTATGGCTCTGTCGCGGCTACAGTATTAAATATTACAAGCAATACAAGTAATTACAATATTGGCGCACAGGCAATTGCAGCAGGTGGTGATAAAAATACTCCAGTAATACTAACTGTAAATTCAGGGGTAACTGTTAACTCTAGCTCAACCAGTAATCCTGCTATGTACACAGATACAGGATGGGGAAGTGGTACTACTATTACAATTACAAATAATGGTTCTATAGTAGGAGCAAATGGAGCAGCTGGTTCAACAGGATCAACAGGATCAAATGGATCAACAGGAGGATCAGGTTCAAACACTCAAGCAAATCCTTCATCAGGTGGTGGTAATGGTGGTTCTTCTCCGGGTGGCAATGGAGGTTTTGTAAACGCGGGTGGATCAGGTGGAAATGGTTCTGCTTCAGCTGGTTCTGCAAATAATGGTGCAAATGGTGGAACTGGTGGTACTGGCGGTACTGGTGGTACTGGTGGTGCAGGTGGTGTGGCATTTACACACTCACAAACAGGTGACAATAATTTAGCTGTAGTATTTGCAGTAGCAGGAACACGAACTGGTGGTTCAGGTGGTGCAGGCGGATCAGGTGGTGCAGGCGGATCAGGTGGTGCAGGTGGATCAGCAGGAACACACACCGTTCTTGGAAATGGTGGTGGTGGAGGTTCAGGTGCGGCTCCAGGTGATGGTTGCTTCGGTGGAGGTGGCGGTGGTGGTGCTGCTAATGGTTCAGGTGGCGGCCCGAATGGTGGTAATGCTAGTGCAACTTCAGGTGGAGGTGGTGGTGGATCATGGACTAACTCTAACCCTTGCTTCTGTGGTGGAGGTTGTGGTGCAGGTAATGGTTTACCGGGTGGATCAGGTGGTGGTATAGGTAGTGCAGGTTCAGCAGGTAGTACAGCATCAGGCGGCCCGTGGGGAACAAGACCAGGTGGTGGTGGAGGTGCAGCTGGTTCGAGTGGTCAAGCTAATGGTTCAGCAGGCTCTACAGGTTCTACAGGTGCAACAGGTGCAACAGGATCAGCAGGTGCAACAGGAAGTGTTTTAGCAGGTAATACAGGACAAATATCTTAGGAGAATGTAAATGAGTTTAAAAGCGAGAAGAATTGTAGGTGGTAATTATTCATCTGAAGATACTTTAGAGATACAACATACTTACACAGGTGATGCAAAAGAGGTGCTACATTATATTGAAATTATAAGTGGCGTTGCTGTTACGCACGGTGGTGGCGCAAGTGCAGATACAAAACTTCATTATAAATCAGTAGATAGAGATGCAGATGGTGATGGAATTGTAGACTATAGTGCTGTCACTATAAATGTAGTACAAGCTGAAAAAGGAACATCGGTTATAAAAGTTGTTTCTGCAACAGTTTTAAAATCTGACTATGACGATTGGGTAACAGCAGATACTGCGTTTGTTAATGATTATATTACGCTTGTTAAAAATGAGGATGGCACAGAAGATTTAGTAACTGCTGATGGCGCACCTGATAGACCAAGCTACCCAACAGCTACAGTTGAAAAAACTGGTGAAATCACATTAGTTTGGACAGATGATGCTTTTGTATAAATGCAAATTATTGATAATCGAATATTTTTAAGTAAAGTAGAGCAAGATAAAAGATTAAGTATTTGTAATGATTGTGAGTATAAAGGAGAATACTTAGATGTTATGGTGTGTACAAATTGTGGTTGTCCTTTGAAAGTTAAATCAAAAATACAAGGTTTTCATTGTCCAATTAAAAAATGGTAGAATCTCAAATAATAAATATATTTCCTACACCAATAGGAATTTTTGATCTAGGTAGAGAACTTTCTAAAACAGAAATAAACTTTTTTAATTCTTTAAAATATAGAAATAACAACGGTAATACAACTAGTGTAAATAATAATGTTTTGCATAAACAAGCTCTAACTAGATTAAATAAATTTTTTAAACAATCAATTGCAGAATATTGTAGATTTACTTTTGATTTTAAAAATGATATAGAACTTTATATTACACAATCGTGGACAAATAAAACATTACCTAATGAATTTCATCATAAACACGTACACCGTAATTCTATAATATCAGGAGTATTTTATATAGATGTAGATCAAGATTTTGATTCAATTCAATTTCACCAAGACAACGTAATGAGTAAAAACCTTAGTTTTGATAGCTATTCTACAACTGATTACAACTGTTTTAATTATTGGTTGCCTACGCACAAAGGAAGATTATTATTATTTCCATCTTCTTTAGAACACGATGTTCCTTTAAAACAAGGAAATAATACAAGAGTTAGTTTAGCTTTTAACACATTTGCAAAAGGCACATTTGGCAATAATGTAGAATTAACAGAACTTGTTTTATAGTGTCTAAAAGGCTTAGAAATAATATAATAGCATTTGGAATAGTAGCCTGTTTTTGGATCGTTTTTGTGTTTCCTGTAATGGCAGTAGACGAAAGCTCAATAACGCAGAATACAACGTCTACGGTGACTACAAACGGTACAAACACCACGACAGTTAAATCGCCGCCACCGAGTGCCATATCTCCAAACGTAGGTGGCAACAACTCAGACCTTTGTACGATCTCATCAAGTGGTGCAATGGGTACACAAATATTTTCTCTAAGTTTAGGTGCTACGTATACTGAGTCTAATTGCCTTAGACTAAAGAACGCAAAAACGTTATACGACTTCGGTATGAAGGTCGCAGCAGTTTCATTATTATGTGCTGATCCAAGTGGCGAAATCCACCGGGCAATGGCTATGGCGGGCACTCCCTGCCCCTACCTGGGCAAAATCGGGGCTGAAGCTACTGCAGCATGGGAGGTTCATAGCGATGAAATTCCTGTTCCTAGCATAGACTTGCAAAAAACAACTGAGGAGAAAAGAGATGATTTTATTAAGATCATGGGTGGTCTTGCTACTGCTTTCTTGTTCTTCTAGCGTACACGCTTACACATTTGGATACACACCTAACGTAGCTATTAGTGGCTTAGAATGGACAATGACTCCAAACTATCTAGGTGCTAACGGTATTGGTGGTATGGACGTGTCAGGAGTTACCTATAAATATACTCCTATAAAAAACAAAAACGATGATTACGTTGTTACTCTTGAGAATGACAAAGTAGGTGGTGGTTATGTGTTTCAAGATGTACAAGATTGGTCGCAACGTGAAGGAGGAACAGAGATAAGAAGGACTATAGCGTTGCCTTATACTCCTATTGCAGTATTTGGCGATGGTAGGCTAAAGCAAGAAGGAACAGGTAGCATAGAAGGTGCTAATGTTAGATATATTTATAGGTTTGATCCTTGTTTTGACCCGCAGAGCGATCCTAACTGCCCTAATTATAAAAAGCCACCTCCACCAAAATTGCCTGAGATTCCTGATTACGATGCATTGCAAGATGAGTCAGTAGCGATAGCACAAAAAGAAACAGATCGTAAGTTAAGCAAAGAAGATCAAGCTGAAAAAGAAGAAGATGAAGAAGAAGATGAAGAATCATTAGAGTTTATGTTGGCTGATGTAGAGAACGCTATAGCAATGGCAAATGAAATAGCACAGTCAGTCATACTTCAACAGCTAAACAATGTAACTAATTTAACAAACTATTATGTGTCTACAATACCTGATAACTACTACCCTGATGCTGTAACTTTACAAGGTGGTACTATAGTGGATAATAGGAGAGCATTAAGGAGCTTATCGCAAGATGCGAGAATGAACGAAATGATAGAGGAGCAATACAAATGAAAAAACTATTAATCGCACTTAGCTTGATCCTTAGTGCAACAGCAACACCAATTATAGCAGCAGATATTGATGGCACAGTTGAATCGAGATGCACAATTGCAACGACTCAAACAGGAAAATATGGTAACCCATCAGCGCATACTTTAACGACTTTACCAGCTAGTGGTGGAAGAACCGTAATAGTGAGGATAGATTCCAGTTTAGCCAACGCTTATTTTGGGCAAGTAACTTATCCTACAAGTTTTAGCTCAAGTCCATCATTGTCTGACAATGTGACGTGGACTGGAACGGTTGCTGTTAAGGCTACTGGTGAAAGTGGCATGTCAGGGTATCAGGCGGCTAGTACGACTACTGGTGCAATGCGATCTTACCCATTGAGCGTAGCGGGTAGTGTTTGGATAGAAGCAACTTCTGTAGCTGTATATGGTGGTAACAGAGCATTTCCCGGTGGTGCTTACAAAGCTGTAGTGTTAGCTGAATGCGTTGCTCAATAGCATTATGTTTGTTACTGCTAAATTGTGCAGTACAGAGCCACGAACAGACTCCTACATATCCTACTTGGAAACCAAGTGGCATAGATGGAATAAA